GGCACATAAGTTATGTCATTGTGGTGTGCTTCTGGTTTTCTGTCAATGTGAACTCTGACTGCACATAACCCGCCAGGTTTTAGCCATTGCATAAAGTAATCAAAGTAATATAGATTATCTTCTAGTGTACCGAAGTTACACGATCCTAATGCCATAACAACATCAGCAAATTCTCTATTGAATATGTGATGTGCTTGATGGAAGGTTGCTTGAAAATCTGCTTCAGGGTATGGCGCTGCATCAAATCCAATAATATTATCAAACATATCTTTGAATGGATTAATGCCACAACCAGCATCGATGACTAATGGATTGACATTAAGTTTAACAATCTCATCAATAATCCTTTGACCTAATACTACACCAGAGGTTGGATGTCTTTCGAATTTTTGTTTAGTATATGGTTGACCAGTGAAGAAGTCTATGACTTTCGTTTCATTAGTCATAGGTTAGTCTTTATGTATTTAACATTATCAAGAATAAATGATCTCCACCCTTGAGCTTCAACATCAAAGACATTCATATAGCTTTGGTTCTCTTCATCTGGTGGATTACCTATATTTTTCGGCGCGAACTCGACAGGGATCTGTTCAGCCATAAGTGTACATTTCATTATACGGTCATCGCCATTCTTTTTAGTAAAGTGTACTTCAATGATCTCATCACGTAAGAACTCTTTTATATTTTCGTATAAGTATTTAGGCATTTGGACCATCCGTTGAGTTGTCGTGTAAAAATCTATTCATACTAGAAATCATTTTACTTGCCTTGTCTAATTGCCATACAATATTAACTATAGCTAATGCCATAATAATTGATGCGTAGTCTGCTAATTGTGCTACCATAGCTATCTCCTATTTAAATTTAATTTGTGACATTATTTCTGTCATACATGCCACTACGTTTAATTCATGATCTGCAACAAAACTATCCTTATATGAATAGTCAGCAAGTATGAGAACCAATTGAGGAATACTCTGTGGTTGCACATAGCTTGACATATTGTCATAAACCATTCTAAACAACTTTGCAGATTCTACGTCAATGTTATCAGTAACCCATCTACGCATCTTCTTAAAGTTCTTTGCTTTGAGGTCTGTCATCAATGAGCTTATACTTGCCTCAGATAGAGTAACAAGAATGCCAGTATCGATATGACCACTCATACCATATCTTTGACACTCATTTAAGACACGTCGCCAGTCTGGTATGTATTTCATAATCAGTTCTGCAATAACCTGATTATCATATATAATACTCTCTGAGTCAAGAATGAATTGAAGCCTTTGCATAAATGCTCCGGCTAATGATTCTGATTCAGCAGAATAATTAAATTCATATATAGAACATCTCGAATGGAGAGGATCTATTATACGATTCTTAAAATTACAAGTTAATATAAATCTACAATTCGAAGAGAACTCTTCAATGAACCCACGTAATGCGGGTTGTGTAGATTGAGGATTTAAGTAATCAGCCTCATCGAGGATAACAACTTTCTGTCCACCATGCAATGATACAGTACTTGCAAACTGTTTAATCTTACCACGAAGGGTATCAATGTTTCCATCTTCGGAACCATTAATCATCATATAGTCAAGATCTAATTCATTACATAATGCTCTGGCAACGGTAGTTTTACCTATGCCAGCAGAACCTGTAAACATCATATTCGGAAGTTCCCCCTTTTGGACAATTTGTTCAAAGGTATCTTTGAGTCCTTTAGGGAGAATGCAATCCGATATGGTTTGTGGTCTATACTTTTCTACAAATAGAAATTCTTTCACATTGACCTCATAATATAATTTTGCATGGTACTATTATACCATGCTTTTACTAATTGTACATACTTACTCAGCTGGTTTTTCTTCAACCGCTGGAGTAGATGCTGTAATGAATGCTTGAATTCTATTACGTACTGCACCAACATCAGCTAACTCGTCCCCATTGATTGCACCACGTTTAGTGACAACATCAATGATTCGAATAACAGCATTTAGATCACCTAAACTAATAGTATGAATCTGCGGCTCAGCGGGAGTTTCTACTGTTTCCACTGGTGCCTCGGTCGTAGGTTGTTCAACTAAACCATCTTTAACAACTTCCTTTGCCATTTATATCTCCTTATATGTCGTTGTTTTATCAAGAGCAACCCAATATTGTGTGTTGCCAGCCATTACAGAAGCGATAAGCTTCTTGTCAATACCAAACTCATACGAGTCAGCATTAACGAATTTAAAATTATTCATATCAAGAACCAAATCAAAGTCTGCAGAAGTATTTATACTACAGTTTGAGACGTTCATAGAGAATTGATTTGAAGTTGGATTCTGTTTATCAACAATAACACATTCAATAAATGCCGCACTATCGTTTTTACGAATACTTAATTGGTTTGTTTTAAGAGTAGCAGAAGCTTTACGCAACTGGTTTAACTGGTCTAACGTAAGAGTAAATTGAATATCAGCACATGGCAAATCAATATCTTTCGTAGGAACAGTTAGAATGTCAATATCAGAGAAGAAGTATTTGAATTGTGTAATACCATCTGTGATTGTAACAAACTTTTTATCTTCATCAAAGTTGAGAGTAGGATCTTCAAACATATTAAGACATGCTAAGAATTCACCTAAGTCATAAATGCCAAATGCATAAGGCCATTCGTATGGCGCTTCGGGTTGTACGTTAGCTTTTGCCATGAGTGTTTTAGAAGTAGACATTGAACGAATCATTCCACCTTCTTCACCGAGAGCAATGTTGCTATTGATCGTTTGAAAATTACTCAATACATCTTTTATTTCATTACTAAATTTCATTACTGGACTCCTTTAAGTCATGTTCATTAATTGCTAGGAGTGTATAATGCATGATCTTCATTAGATCTTCACGATTAGCTCCATTCTTTTTACCATACCTTGACGCATATTTTAATACATTGCCAAGACAAAAATCTAATCCTAAGCCAGAAGCTGAGATTAGATCCATACTTTGTACACCATTCGCAGATGCATAATGCTTAGAGTAAGTACTCTCAACATAGTCTGTCAACTGTTGAATGTTTTTCAATTCATTAAATTTCATATAATTCCTTTTTCATTATGGTACTATTATACCACATAAAAGCTTAAAGTACATACTTTTATAAACTTATTTTAGGTTGATAAGGTTTCTGGTGAAACGAGAGTATGTCTTTAAAAAGAAATCTGTGGTTCGGTTCACCTTTTTTTGTAAAGCTACAACATACGTATGCTCCCCACCAAGCTTGATATCCTTGTGGTGCATCGTATGAGGTCTTACCTTTAAGATCAACTATTACATTTCCATTATGGATAATTTTTAAATAGCCGTTGTCTTTTGATGTTTGATTTGTTTGTATGACAAATGTATTCCAACCATCTGTCATCTTACTTAAAATATGTCCAGGGATATTGTTACATGCACCGCATTTATATATTTGCCAATTACTATCAGCGAATATATTTTTGGATTTAGGATCATACCAAATGTGATGAGTAGGTCCTTGTCCTAATGGATCTGACGCTATCCATTTAGGATAGAGTTCAAAGATAGTAATGCCAATAGCTTTATATCCAAGTCCATCGTCTTCACTTATATCTTTAAAACTAAAAGAAAATTCTCGGTCGACATTTTGTTTAAATGGTTTTTCAAGTCTAATCTGAGATCGGAAGACATCTCCAGGATGATCGACAGTATAATTTTTATCACAATCATCTGCGTGTCCTCCTCCGCCAACGCCCCATAGGCAATCGGAACTAATCAAATCAAATTGAATAACATCATCTCTTAATGGACTAATCGTTTTAGCTACAACATTAGTAGATGATGCTTCATAAACATTTCCAAGCCAAGAATAATTCTTTACAACATCCGCTTGAGAATTAAGAGCAGCTAGAGCAAAAAGACAAATTAATTTCTTCATGCTGCAACCGCGTCAGTAATCCTGGCAATTAATTGCTTGTTACCTTTTTTAGTCTTCGCAAACTTCTTGAACTCACGTTTAAGATCATTAATAGTATCAGCTTTTTTAGGTTCAAAAGTATCAGAGTCAAACCTTGCAGACCTGTTGATTTTAATTATGAAATAATCATCGTAACCAACAACATCTTTCCAAGCAGCAAAACTCTTCTTTCTCCAATCTTTTATGACATCAGGAAAATCTCTATCCTCATTAACGTTCATATATCCTTGTCCGAAAGTAGATGCATCATACGCAAGGTGGAAACCCATAAGAGTTGCACCAGTTAATTCTTTAAGTCTTATAAGAGTTTCCTTATAAATCTCACGAGCACCGTTTCCACGTATCATTTTACCTTCAAAGTTAATCATTACTTCACGCGAAGTTTCAACATCAGATTTTTCATTTTCAATAACACTGATTCCATCAGGATATCCATCAGTCAAAAACATAATGTTTGTGTTTTGTATTGCATGTTTACGTGTAAATGCTTTAGTGATTTTAGATGCAAGCATTGCAGTCTGAATAAGAGGAGTTGAACCCATACCATCAATAGGATGAAGGTAATGAGATGACAAATGATACTTCATACGATTGTTGTATGAATGTGCTTTAGCTATCGCGAAAGAAGTAAAAGCCGCTTCATCAAAAGTTTTCTTATTCATTTTACCAGAAAACATTTCAACAACTTTAACACTCTCAGCAGAAAGTTCAGAAGCTTCACCTTTGATTTCACGAATACCTTTACCTTCTTGTCTCCAGTATGCAGTAGTAGTAAATGAATATGCCTCGAAAGGAATGTTCACTTGACGACAGAACATAGCGATAGTAATTGCTTGCGCAGTAACATCTTCTATGATCTCACACATTGAACCAGAAAGGTCAAGGAACAATATAATTCCATGTGACTTTGCTTGTGCCAACTGAGTAGTAGTCAAAAAGATATCCTCAGAAGTTCTGTATTGGTGTAATTTTAAAGGATCAAGTTTGCCAGACTTTGCAGTCAAAGCTCTTGAATATTCAAACGCAGCTTTCTTACGTTCAAAGTCTTTAGCTAATAAATTTGCTTGAGTCTTATAAGTTTTTTTAGTCTCTGACCAATCTTCCTCACAAGCATTGCTCACATAAGGAGAATATCCATCAGAATCTTCTTCTGTGACACGCTCATCACGCAATGCTTTACAAACGTCGTACGAATAAAGAACTTTGTTCATGTTCTCTTCGCTCATGCCGCTTGAATACATTGGCTGACCGCTTCTCTCATATTTTCTTTCAGGAGATTTTTCTAAAAGATCTTCTTCACGTTCTCTGTGAGTATCTTCAGTCCAAGTCTCATGACCTTCAGGAGCAACTTCTTTTTCTTTTTTAGATTCTCCATCTTTAGATTTTTCTTCTTCACCGTCACCATCAGATTCACCGTCATCACCTTCGTCATCAGATTCACCTTCTTCGTCACCGGAAATAGGAGTTTCACCAGAAGATTCTTCAGGAGAGTCATCACCTTCACCAGGCATTCCTGACATTTCCATATCATCTTCTTCTTCTTTTTCTTCTTTGTTCTCTTCTATGAAATCATAGAATTTTTTACAAACTTTTAAAACGTCATCCCAAGTTTTAACCGCCATAGCTTCTTCAACTAAAGGAGTTTCTTCAGGAGTAAATTTAACTGGAACATATCCACGACCTTTCGAACTAACGTTAAGTCTGTCCATAAGTCCAGCTTTGTTGATGTCTCTCTCGTTAGTACCGAAAAGATCATCATCGAATAATTTTTTATAACCATTTTTGAAACGACGAACGATTCCAGGATATGTCTCTTGGATCATACGTTCAATACGGATATCTTCAACAATATTTAAATAAGCACGTGGAATTTTTCCAATCTTCTTTTCAGAATCATGCCATCCATCAGCTGGAGTATAAAGCGCATGACCAACTTCATGTCCAACTAAAAGATCATAAACGTCCTTTCCTTTGTCTTTCCAAAGTGGAAGACGAAGTACACGATTCATAACATCGAAGCTAGCTGTAGAATAGTTACCGTGTTGAACTGATAAGTTCTCCTTAGCTAAAAGCTTCGCTAAATATTCTTGAGCAGATAAATTCATTATTATTCGTCCTCCCAATTGTTGTTATCTTTGAAATTTGGTTCAACATATGCTTCCTCTTCTTCAGGAGCATTAATAGTTGCATCAACTTTTTCGTAAAGATCAATGAATGCCTCTTTAGTATCTTCGTCAAAACGGTTTACACATAAAGCAATCGCTTTGTCACGTTTGTTGAAGATTGAAAACGTTTGAACGATGTGGCATAAACGACGAGTTGAAATAACTTCATCAATACCTTCATCATAAAAAGTCTTACGAATAGCATCTGCCCAGCCAACTAAAAGCTTAGCAAATTCTTCATCAACTTTTTCAAACTTAGCCATATGTTTCATGACAATTTTTTCTTCAGTTGCCATAGTAGGGAAAGTCTGTTCAAGAGTAATTGTGAAACGCTCTAAAAATGCATCGTCAATAACTGACGCACCAGAATAACGTCCATCTTCTGAACCTTTACCTTTTGTGTTAGCAGTAGCAATTATGTTGAAACCATCTTTAGGTTCAACAACTTCACCAGTCTTTTTAAT